CAGGAACGGGAAGGACCGGCTTGGCTGCCAGGAGTTTGCGAAGCCTCGCCACTTCTGCCCGTGCCCGATCCACGCTTGCCTGGGCTTCTTCCAGCTCCTTCGCATGATCCGGCACATCCTGGGCTTGGTTAGCATGGGCACTGGCTTCTCCCTTGGCTTCGTTGGCTTGGGCTTCCCCTTGGGTCACCTGCCGCTGGTGGTAGGCATCCAGTGCGAATACAGTCGCGCCGATGAGCCCAAGGACAAGGCCAGCGGCAAGCAGGATGTGAGACAGGCGGGGTGTCATGGAGCCTCACCTGACTTGTCTGCCCCCCCCGGAACAGGGACAGAGGAGGTTTCTTGCTTGCGATAGGCATTTCCGGCCAGCCCCGCAGTGATGCCAGATACAAAGGTCAGGGCAGCCGCTGCACCTGATCCCAGGTCACCGTGGGCACGAATCCACATGGCACAGGCCACGCCGATCATCAGGGTGATCCCGCACAGACTGATTGCGGCAATGGCTACGATGTGCCGCTTGGTGCTGGGCTCGCCAGCATGGCTCAGGGTTCTCTGTATCCAGGAGATCATGCCACCACCCGATAGTCCCAGTTCCCGGGCCCGCCACTGGCCTTGAGAGCCTGTCGCCGGGGATTATCGCCCGAACGGGCAATAGCCAGGTGAATCCAGGCGCCGCACTCCAGGATCACCTGATCGTATGGTAGCCCACTGAGCCGGATCTGGTCGAATGCAGACTCAAGGTTCATACCTTCTGGCACAAAGTCAGCCGCCCGCCCGTCCATGTGAGCCGATGCCTTGGTACCCCCAACCGCCTGGTTCACGCTCGGACTTCGATAGCCTGAGTTGATATGGAGTGGGGTTCCGAGCATCCGCCGGACAGGCTCAAGTAGGGTTTCACATAGCAGGACCAAATTTGCTACTTCCCCGGCATTCGGGGCATTGTCCAGACCACGACGAAGGGCCACATCACTGTGGATCAGTTCCTCTAGGCTGAAGTGCTGGCTGAGTTCCACGGGCACCTGATAGGTGCGGCGGCTCAGGTTAATGGTAGGCCAGTGGTTGCGCCCGGTTTGGGGTTGAGTGCCGCCGCCCCATTAGAGTCATCCCAGCCTGTTTCACCCATGGGAACTAAGCCACATACCGCCTCCGTAACAGTTCCTTCTTGTATGCTTTCCATACCTGGGTCCGGCTGATCCCAAGCCGCATCATGACGGTATGAGGGTCTACGCCACGGCTCCGAAGCTCATAGACCTTCACGCGGACCAGCAGGTGGCCCAGTCCAGCCCCGGCCTTGTGCATCTGCTCGAGCACATCCAAGGCCAGCCCCTCTGCCTCCAGGTAGGCTGGCATGACGGCATGACCGTGGGAGATGAGGCTCTTGGCGAAGGCTTCGACCAGGATATGGATTGGATCGTTCATGATGCCTCCAGAGGTTGCCATCAGCCCATCCACCCCATCCCGCTTGCGCGGCCAAAGTATTCCTCATCATCCACCACCGGAACCTCAGGCGGGTTAGCCCGCATTGCCCAAGCCATGCCATGCACCCATGCGTCCACCTGGTCATCGTGAGGGGCGCTGGGGAAGCTGGCCATCTCATCCACGAAGTCAGCCAGCCAGTGCGCCCCGTTGGGAAGGTAGCACAGCCCCGCCTCATGTGTCGGAGTCACAGCATTAGCGCGGCTCACCTTGTCCTTATCTGCCTTGACCGGGATCAGCGGTATGCGGGTGTTCCGGCCCAGTTCTTGGATCAGTGACTGACCAGCGGCTGCGTCCTCTACCAGCACCGCATGGGCTCCCCACTTCGCCGCCTGAGCCATCACGGCCCTCTTCAGGTCCGGGAACTCCAGCCGATCCCGCCAGCAGTCCAGCACATAATACCGATTGACGCTGATCCCGATGGTCACACCCACGCTATAATCGTTCAGGTTGCCTTTCTTAAATGCCGTATCCCAGGCTTGAACCACCTGGAAGCATCCCAGCGCAGATATGAGCGACTTGGGCTCATGTTCTGCCGGGGTGTAATACTTCCAGTTTTCTCGCTTGAACACGCTACCTTCGGCGGCGCTGGGCCTCTGCTGGTAGAGAGCAGACCAATCTCGGGAACCGACAGACTGTCGGATGATGGCTAGTTCCTCGACTGGGTAGGCTTCGGGCCACAACGCAGATCCTTCCTCCCGCCCCAATGGATCATCAGGCTCCGCCAGTGCTGGGAGATTGAGCACATCCCAGCCCTCATGGGCATGGTCCCGCTGGAGCCATCCCGCCAAGTCATCATCATGCCATCGTGTCTGAATCACGGCAATGGCGCCCCCCGGCATGAGTCGGGTTCGGGCAACCCCCGTATACCAGTCCTTGAGCCGCTGGCGCATGGTCTCGGACTCGGCATCCTCACGGCCCTTGATCGGGTCATCGATCAGGAGGAGGTCAGCACCGCGCCCTGTGATGGGTCCACCGGCTCCCACGGCGAAGTAGGCCCCCCGCTGGGCCATGTTGAACCTATTGGCGGCCTGGGAGTCATCAGACATGATCGAATCGGGGAAAAACCAGCGATGCTCCACTGAGTTGATCAGATTCCTGACCTTGCGCCCGAAGTCATCAGCCAAACCCTGTGCATAGGTTGCCGTGATGACCTGGTGGGATGGGTTCAGACCTAGATACCAGGCTGGGAAGAACTCTGAAGCCAGCATTGACTTGCCATGGCGGGGCGGCATCTGGATGATCAGGCGTTTGATGGTCCCGTTCGCCACGCCCGTGAGCTTCTTGGCCAGGAGTTTATGGTGGGGCGCGGGGGTGTAGCCATCCCATTGGCCGACAGCGTAAGCCAGCAGGGGATAGCTCACGACTCGTCCATGAGGTCAGCCATTCTGCGAAGCTGGCTTGCCGTGAAAGGGGTTTTGACCGCTTCCTCGTTCCCCTTGCCCTTATTTGCCGCGATCAACCCGAGCCCTGTGCTGGATGCTCTGTTCGCCGTGTCCAGTGCAGCAGCCACGGGGCGGAAATCCTCCGCAGTGCTGTTGTGATCCACTGAATCGGCCATCTTGTTTGCGATCTTGGCCAGCTTTGCAGCCGCGCTCGCTCCAGACGCTCCTGCGCTTGCAAGTCCTGTGGCGATTCCCTTTAGGTTGTCTGAAAGCGTAATAACGGAAGATCGTTCCGAAATAGGTAGTGAGTCCACCTCTTGTTCAAGGCTAACTATTTTGTTCGCCAGGTCTTTGATTCTTTTCGTCTTACCTGAAAATCGTTCCGAAATGCGGGCCGTTCCAACCTTGAACTCTCTCGACAGTGACGCCGCGCTTTCCCCTTGGGCCAGCCGCCTTCCAATCTCTCCCCATTGGCGGTCTGTGAGCTTCGAAGGTCTGCCAGCCATTATCGTTTCCCCCAAATAGCGTCCCAATACCGACAGGCGACGATGGTTGTGATGATGGCGGCAATCCAGAGGCCGCGTGCGGTGCGGGGGTGTCTCATGGCCGGGTCTCCTGTTCGATACCGTCGGCCCAGGATCGGCACATTCCAGCCGCTCCGATCAGTTCCACGCCGTGGTCTGCCGGTTCTCCGCCCATACGGACAAGATCGTATCCAATCTGTTCCATGTCAAGGGATAGGGCCCAAAGCCTCTGATGGAGTGATCCGCTCATGATGCACTCCCCATCTCGATAAGTTGAATTCCTAGTTCCATTGCGGCGAATGCCTCAACCCGTGTACAGTAGATAGAGAACTCCTCCACCGTGAGCTTGGTTGTGCTCATGCCCATGGTTCCCCCGCCTGGAAGGTCAATACAGCCGATGAACTCCCGGCGGAAGTGCTCATGCCAAACCTCGGGACTGTATTGGCGCCCGTCCAACCAGCCTTCATCGCTGATCTGCCGGAGGATGGCCCAATACCTCTTGTTCTGCTGAAGGCTACGCTTGGTTTCCTCTGGCCCGCAGGTGACCTGAAGGGGCTTCCCTGCCTCCGCCATGGCCTTCCAGTTGCCCCGGAGGAATGCCCACAGGGCCTGAGCGTTGCGTTCTTCCCGCAGGATGAAGACCTTCATGGGGCCTCCTCCAGCCGTGCCCGCGTCCGAGCCAGCAACTCCCGTTCTGTCCCAAACCGCGCCTCGAATGACCTTGGACCGGCATGGAAGGCGTCCGGACCGGTTCGATGATGGGCTGGGCACAGCGGAATCGTTTCAAGGTCTGAGGCCCGCTGGCCCATGCCGTAGCCGTTGCGGAGGTGATGCACCTCCACGGGCCGGGATCCGCAGACGATGCAGGGCATGGCGGCGACTAGGGCCAGGTGGATTCGTGATTGTTTGCGGCGGGGCTTGATTCTCATACGACATCCCTTAACGATTCCTGGAACTGCTCAAGCGCAGAATCTACGCTACAGGCCCAAAAGGCGATTCCACCTTCCACCCGGCGCCGCTCCAGGAAGTCCCGCTGGGCTCGGGTCGGCTTCTCTCCGGGGCGCTTGACTTCAATCGAAAGCATCCGGCCAAAGGGCGGGAAGCTACCTAGGAGGTCCGGGAACCCCGCGGGGATACCTGTCTGGCCCTTCGCGTCTCCCCGGCGCATCTTGGCCCCGCCTGCGTCTATGGGATCCAGCCGGATGCGGTGCTTGAACCAGAAGGCTTCGATGATCGCGGCCTGAATATCCCTTTCCAGAAGGTGCAGTCTCATGCCTCACCCCCAGGCCGGGCGCCATGTGCTTGCATCGTGTCTGCCAGGGCCATGGGAAGGCATCGGCTGGAAACCATACCAGATTCGTGCATGATCGCCTCACGTTCAGAAACCAGAAAATCCCAATCCGCGCGGGTAGGGTGTACGTCCCTGCCGTTGTTTGCGTCTTTTCCCTTTCCCTTGCCAGGAAGCGAATCATCAGTCAGTTGACCAGTGATCGGGCATCCTTCATGGCCCAGGTTTTTTGGGTTAGGAGTACCTAGAGAATAGGGTAGGCAAGTGTTGCTTGTCAATACCACTTTTTCGAATTGGTCTGTGGTATGCGGTAAAAGTGACGATTTCGCATCAAAATGGCCCAATTTGGGGGGATGGTCTGTAGTGGTCTGTGGCGGTCTGTGATAATTGGTCTGTTTTGGCGGGTTTTGCCCCAATTCCAACTCTTTGTAGTGGTCATTCCAGTCTGTGCCGATGGCCCCTGGTATCTGGACCTCAATATCAAGTCCAATCATTGCTAGGTGATGGGCCAGGGCGTAGGCCGCTTCCTGGCCTGTGTAGTTTTGATCCGCGTCACCACAGACCACCACAGACCGGACGCCTTCTGGTGGCATCCATGATTTAAGGCCGTTGGCGCTGATGGCAGACCACACAGGACACCCGAACATCTTCCCGGCGCTGATGGCCGTCTCTATTCCCTCGGCTATGCCCATTCGTTCCATGACCGGCCCCAGGCGGATAGTGGCGCATTCACCGATCATCATCCTCACCGGGTCCACATCGGCCTTGCCCCCATCCATTGTGAGGAAGGTCCGGTGAATCCCTGCTGCCTTGCCCTCATTTGGCCTGCACAGGGCCAGCATGGCCGGATGGACTCCGCCCATGGGGTGCTTCAGTCCGGGGTGATACCGGAGATCCGCCAATACCTCCGAAGGATCTCCGCACCTGGATTCCAGGTATTTCCACACCGGGTCGCCTGCCTTGACCGGAACCGCCTCTTTCCAAATTTTGGTTAGGATGCGCCTAGTATCGGCTTCGGTCTTCGCAGCCTTGACAACCTGGGCCTGGACTGTGCCCACGATGGAATCCACACGCTTGCATGCGGATTCCCATGTTGGGAGGTTCAGGAACTTCTGCACAAGCTGGGAACCGGACCCGGCCCCGCATTGGTTGCAGTAGTATGTCCCGTCACCGTCTTTGTCATCAAACCGGAATCGGTCCTTGCCGTCCCTACAGAGTGGGCAGGGACCGTGCTGATCCTTCAGATAGGACTCATTCATGCCCAATGCGATCAGGATGCCCCGCCATTTACCTTTGGCCGAGTCCCGTGTTTTCTCAAAATAGAGAGCCATCAGAATGCCCTCCGGTTGTGGAAGGCGATCTGGAGGGACTTGATCTTGCCGAGCGTGGCGCGGGTAGGCTCCACTATGGGGGCGGATTCGACCTTCCAACTACGCGGGGGCCATGCGCCGGTCATGTCCCTAAATAGATGCGCAGCCCGCCCGTTCTGCTTCTCGGGGGCAGAATGCCGACGGGCATAGGTGGCGACCTGCGCGTAAAGATGGGCGGAATCAGGCGCCAGCACATTCTTGCCGATCCTGATTTCCTGCATCTCACCTGGCAGGGCTGCCACTAGACTTTTACGCTCTGGCTCATACCCGCACCACACACACCGCTTGCCCATGGGAGCATTCCCGCACTTGGGGCAGGGCTTGGGCTCATGGTCTTCGTCTTTACGGACTTCCTTGTCCAGCTTTTCCCCGTCATCCAGCTTGTCCAGACCGTTGAAAAACACATCGGAGAAGTCATCTGCAAACCGGATGATGTTCCCACTGAAGTCCAACAAATAGCAGTCTTCTTTCCCAGTCTCGGGTGAGCAGCGGAGCCCGCGTCCCCACATCTGGATCGCTGTAGAAAGGCTCTTTCGGAGAGGACGGCAGTCACAGACGCAGCCCACATCCGGCACGTCGAAGCCCTTTGCCAGGGCTTCCACACTCACCAAGATGCGGATGAATGGGTCTGAGCCGCTGAAATCTTCCAACAGTGCTGACCGTTCTGCTTCCGTGGTGTCAGCCGTGAAGGTGGCAGCGTTGACGCCGCACTCCCGGAACTGCCTTACAATTTCCTCGCAATGTCGGATGGTGGCACCGAAGACGATGGTTTTTCGGTTCTCGGCCAACTTCTTCCACTCGGAAACCACATCGCCAACGATGCACAGCTCCCGTTCTTCCGCCGCTTCTTCGGCCCATTCTCCCTTGATGTTCAGCTTCGCCCCGGTCATGTCCGGCTTCCGGCATGAGAAGACGCGCATGGGCACCAAGACGCCAGAATCGGTCAGGTCTGCCATGGTGGCGGCATTGATCAGGTTCGTGAACACCTTGCCGAGCCCCTTTGAGAATGGGGTTGCGCTGAGCCCCACCACCATAGCCTTGCAGTCTTTCGAGGTCGCATAATCAACCCAGGTCTTGTAAAGGGTATGGGCCTCATCCACGATTAGTAAATCCACCTCTGGCCACCCGCGCCGCTCCAGCGTTTGGAGACTGGCGATCTGGAATTGCTTGCGGAGATCCAGCCGGGGATCATCGGCCATGATCACAGAGTGATCCCCGAGGCCGTAGCGCGTGGCCGTTTCGCTGGTCTGGCGAATCAGTGTGCGCCGGTCACACAGGAACATGGCCCGCTTGCCCTTCTTCAGTGACTCGCTGATGACGCGCATACCGAGAAATGTCTTCCCTGCGCCTGTAGGCGCCATGATGATCTGGCGCCTGTGCCCATCCCTTGCACCTTGGCGCAGGGCTTCGTGGGCCTGATGCTGGAAGGCGCGGGGCTCGGGGAAATGGCCGGATTCCTCAAATAGTTGGGTCACTTGCCCACCACTTCGGAGAATGTTTCGTCACGGTCCAGGGCCTTGAACTTCCGCTCCAGAACGAGGAACTTGTTCATCCACCGCTTGGCATCCTTGGCTAGGCCATTGCACTCGGCCATCTTACCGTTGAGCCGTTCTTGCAGGACACGGTTCAACTCGGTGAACCGCTTGACCTCGGCATGGGCCTGGGCCAGCCGATCATCCGCCTCAATAATCCTAAGCATGGATTGGTATTCGTCGTCCCCGGCCTTGGCCTCGCTGATAAGTTCCCGGCATTCGTCTTCACGTTCTGAGAGTAGGGCTTCAAGCTCTTTGATGCGTTCTTCCGTGGGTTCTGTGGGCTTGGCCTTCTTGGGTAAAGGCGCACTGATGGCAGATTCCCGCTCAGACTCAGGCAGGTCCGCGATCTCAGCGGCCTTCTTAACGGAAACCTTCCCTTCCTTGACTGCTTCGCCTAACCCAGCGGCATGTGCTTTCTTGGCCTTCTGGATGGTCCGCTCGGAGACTCCGGCCTCTTCGGCCATGGTTTTGACGGTCGGAAAGGGTGAACCGGGTTCACCCTTTGGGCGGCCCGAGGGTGCCCAGGCATTACAGGCGACCACGGCCTCAGCCTTCTGACTACCGGTCAGGTGTCTGCGGTTGAGGTTCAGTGACAGGACGAACCGGACGGGATCCTTCCCGGTGAAGGGCGCAGACGGGCACTCATATCCGATCTGCTGGCAGGCGAGGTAGCGGTGCCATCCATCCAGGACCATGCCCTCAAAGACTGTGATGGACTGCTGGACACCATTTCCCCGAATGTCATTGACCAGCTCTGAAAAATCGAGCGGGGACATGCTGGGGAATGCCGCGCTGAGCGGGTGTTGCGACAGACCCTTGGATCCCGAATTATTGTCCATGGTCATTTTCCTTGGGCACTGCCCAAAAGGCCTCGCCGCTACCCCCTGGTGAGAGCCCCACAGGGCAGGGGATACAACGGCGAGGTGTTGTACGAGGGATTAGATTCGGCTCTCACACCGATATTTCAATGATCAGTCATTCTTGATGGGCGTCAAGGGCTTCTTCGCCCGTGGTGGCCACAGATCGGGCCGGATGATGGACTTGGGGATGCCTGTGGCAGCGCTGATCTTCACGGCTACCTCAGCCGTGGCGCGGGACCGTCCTGTTACGATACACCAGAACTGAGAGTAGGACTTGAACCCGCAGATCTTCTGGAGTTCGCGGATTTGCATGCGCGGGGAGAGAAGGGGCCGGAGGTCTGCCATGATCCACAGTATATGCCGGACAAAAAAATTGTCAACCTGTGACAAAGATCACTTGCATGTTCCGCTGGAGGGCATATACTCGTTCTTGCAACACCCCGAGCGCCGAGGCAAACGGGCGGATCTTTGAAGGGGCCAGGTTGTGCCAGACTGGCCCCTAAAGATCCCATTTGCAAGGCCCCAGTTAACGTGCGGAAAAGACCGCCTCATCACCCAACCAACCCAAGGGCCCAAGCGGCCCATCCCAATCCCCCCAAACCCATGAAAGGAAGACCGCATGAGCACTGAATATCCCGCAGCAACACTGGTTTCGGCCCGCCAAATTATCCGCAATGGCATAGATGAAATCCTCCACCTAACCCGTGGGGATCTGCCCCAGGCGTTCGGGATGGCCCGTCAGTATTGCCTGGACATGGCTGAGGCTTGCCACCTGGTAGAGATCGAGATGGCCCATTTTGCGGCTTCAACCCGGGAGCCCACAGCCAACACTGAGGACGCGGCCATGAATGCGATGGAGAACGCGGTTCATCCCGTGTTTGCCCAGATCCTCGCACCATTCGCGCCGAAACAGGAGGCCCTATGACCGAGACGGGCACCCACACCACGGTTCACGGGACCAATGCACGGAGGTCAGCATGAATATCTACCAGCGCCTCAATACCATCCGGGAAAAGGTGGCCTACATCCGGAAGGACAAAAAGGTGGAGAACTATACCGCAGTCAGTCATGACGCGGTCGTCGCAGAGACGCGCCAGTGGTTCATTGAGGTGGGGGTGATTATTCTCCCATCCGTGATGAGCAGTGCCATGATCGACACTGGGTGCAAGAGTCAGAAGGGGAATCCGCTCTATAGGTATGAGGGCCGATTTATTGTTCGGTTCCAAAACTGCGATGATCCTTTGGATTTTGCATCTGTCGAAGTTGATGCACACGCGAATGACTATGGGGACAAGGCACCCGGTAAAGCGATCACCTATGCCACCAAGTCAGCGATCCTCAAGGTGCTATTCCTGGAGACAGGCGATAACGACGAGGCTCGAACGACCCTCAATATGGCCCCAGGGGATGAGGTCGGGAGTGATGACCTGGCAGTGATGATCCAGGCGATCAAGGATGCCAAAACCCTTGATTCGTTGCTTGAGGTCTATGCCGCAGCATATGCTCGTGCGGAGAAAGACAAGGATGCCAAGGATGCAATCGTGAAGGCCAAAAACGAACGCCAGATCTTCTTGAAGGGTGCATCTAGGCTTGCTGGAGGTTTAAAATGATCATCTTGGAACTCACCCAAGGAACCGATGAATGGAAAGCCGCCCGCGCCGGGAAGGTCACCGCCTCGCGTATTGCTGATGTTATGGCCAAGATCAAGTCAGGCGAGGCCGCCTCCAGGCGTGACTACCGCGCACAGATAGTGGCGGAGATCCTGACTGGAACCCCCCAGGATGACGTTTTCACAAATGATGCCATGCGCTGGGGGACCGAACATGAACCCTACGCCCGTGCCGCTTACGAGGTCGCCAGGGGCATCCTGGTCGATCAAGTGGGACTGGTGATCCACCCAACCATCGAACGCGGAGCAGCATCTCCTGACGGTCTAGTGGAGACCGATGGCCTGGTAGAGATCAAGTGCCCCAAGACCGCGACCCATCTGTCCTACCTGCTGGCCAATGAAGTCCCGAGCCAGTATCAACCGCAAATGCTTTGGCAGATGGCCTGCACTGGCCGCCAGTGGTGCGACTTCGTGAGTTTCGACCCTCGACTTTCTGAAGACCTCCAGCTTTTCGTGGTCCGGTTCAACCGGGATCAGGCCCGCATTGACGCGATGGAGGCTGAGGTTGTGGCGTTTCTGGCAGAAGTGGACATCACCCTGGCCAGCCTCGCCACGCGTCGGAGGGCCTCATGAGTCAAGACACATACATCTCCGAACTGGGAATGCGCCTCATGGATGCCGGGACCATGGGTGCAGAGATCCGAGCCGCCCGTTAAGCCCCCTCCCTCAAGGAACCGCCACCATGGCAAACGCCTTCCCCTACCACCCCGTCCAACTGACGGAGGACATATCCGCCGTCATCCACTACGCGCCGGAGCGCAACATCCAGATGCCCTGGCTCCACCTGTCCATGAGCTGCATGACCATGTCCCCTACCTGCACGGAGGAAACCGTGAGCGCCCTCCGCGCTCTGGCTGACCATCTGGAGGAAGCCTTCCGGCTGATGGCGAAGCGGGAGGCTATCGAGGCCGCCATGCAGACGCCCGATCCCAGCCCCGCTGAGGATGCCGCCATGGACGCCCTGGAAGCCGCCGTGAACATGGTTCGTCCCCCTGCCCAGGTGCTCGCATGACCCCCGCCGCCCTCCCCGTCACCCCCGGCCCCGGCGTTGACCTCTCCGGCGCAAAACTCGTCAGGGCCGACCTGTATGGTGCCGACCTCTCCGGTGCAGACCTCTCCGGGGCGGATCTCGGTGGAGCTGACATCTCCGACGCAGACCTTGCTGGAGCGAACCTCACCAAGGCGATCCTCGCCGGGGCGAACCTTCACGGCACAGACCTCGCCGGGGCGAATCTCGCCGGAGCGAACCTCAGCGTGGCAAATCTTACCTATGCTGACCTATCTGGAGCGAACCTAACCAAGGCGAGCCTCTACGGCGCGGACCTCGCAGAGGCGAACCTGGCTGGAGCGGACCTGCGCAAGGCGGACCTCTCCGAGGCGGACCTGGAAAGTGCAAACCTCGCTGGAGCGGATCTCACCGATGCGAACCTCGTCGGGGCAAGATGGGGCGACCTGAGGCTGGCTGCAGTCGTGGTCATGACGGGCCTCTACAGCTTCCAGTGCTGGGCCGTGGTCGCTGAGGATGGCACCCCCTACGTGCGCATGGGCTGCCTCTTCCACTCAGTGGACGAGTGGGACGCCATCGGCATCCGCGAGAGCAACCCCAGCGAGTTCCCGGATGACGGTAGTGCGGAATCCGAGGAACGGGTGGCGGCCTTTGAGTTCACCCGAGCCAAGGCGCTCCGTATGGCTGAGGCCCACAGGAAGGGGCTGTCATGACTCCCACCACGTCCACTGAGCAGAAAGCCCCGAAGGTCATCGCCGATTTGATCGCCAACCTAACGGCGCTCACCACTAACCAGCCCACTACTGCCGAGATTGAAGAGGCCCTCGTCACGAGCAAGGCGATCACCAGGGGCCTTTTCGAGTGGTTAGCCTCACGCTACGCCACACGGGCGCAAGCGAACCTCAGCGGCTTGGACCGCAACACGGATGGCCCCCTGTGAGCATTCACCCCACCATCGCCGCCCTTCGCCCCTACCTCAACGCCTGGGGCTGGGACCATCCCCAGGATGTCCTGGCGGCCCTCAGCACGGTGAAACCCCGCCACGGCATCATCCTCGCCCCGTCCCACGTCCTCCCGGCCCAGGCCAGCCGCATCCTTCATATGCCCGGCACCACCCTGTCCTACCGCGTGAAGCACGGGATCATGGCGTCGGAGGTCTGGTGGCAGACCACCATGATCCCCATGTCCGCCGTCATGGCGGAACTGAAGAAGAAGGAGCCGTGATGCGCCCCCTCGTCTATGTCAGCTCTCCCTACACTGCCACCAGCGAACAGTTGATGGCCGTCAATGCCCAGCGGGCCATCGCCTGCGGCGCACAGGTCCGCGACATCGGGGCAACGCCACTGGTGCCCCACGTATCGGTCATCCCCTTCCCTGGGCTGAGCGCCAAGGAATCCTGGGGCCAGGCGATGCAAGAATGCCTGACCATGCTCTCCAGGGCGGACGCCATGCTGCTATGCCATGGCTGGGAGAAATCCCGAGGGTGTCGCATGGAACTGCTCCAGGCCGAGCAATGGCAGATCCCCGTCTTCTACAGCGTCCCGGACCTGCGAGCCTGGGTGGAGAAGTCCGCATGACCCCCGCCGAAGCCCTAGCCGCCCATCTCGCCCGGCGTCCTGAGATGCCGCGTCCCTACAACCCCGACAGCACCGAGGCCATCGCCTGGCAACGGGCCATGCAACGATGGGTGGATACCAAGGGGCGTCTGGAGTGCGCCGTCTCCATGCAGGGCGTCACCGTAGAGTTCGAGCGGCAAAAACCCGTCGTCATGCCCCGTGCCGACTACATCTACCGGGAGCCCATGGGCCGGGAACACAAGAGGCCCGCCTGGTCAGGTGCCACCCGTGAATACAACCGTCAGAAGGCCAGAGAATACCGGGAGCGCCGTCGGGCCGCGATCCGTGAGGCCATGAAGGAGGAACAGCGATGATCTTCGTGGTTCTCGTCCCCCTCTGGTTACTCGGCCTCGTCGTGATCCTCCGGGACCTCGACCGGGAGCGGTCGGCTCGGGAGAAGGCGGCTCGCAAGGTGCGCCCCCTGACGCAGGACGAAGAGGCCGCCAGGGAACTATACAGGAAGCGCGACAGGGACCGTGTGCATGCCCTGCGCGCCACCCGATACGCCGATCAGCAGGAGTGGGAGATGCGGCGGAACGAGGCCGAGCACATCAAGCATGTGCGGGATCTTCGCAAGCTCTGGGATGAACGGGTGCCCCATGCCTGAACCCAACCTCGACTACCAGATCTGTCTCTTCGCCCTCTTCCTTTTCGGTCTGGCGGCGGTCCTGCTGCTGCCCGTGCCTGACGAACGGAGGCGGGAGCGCCACCAGCCCACCCACGACACAACCAAGACCCGGAGGATGCCATGACGCCACCTGGAGGAACCATGGAACCCGAAACCAAGAACGCAGCCTATTGGGAGCGCAGGGCGCTGAAGGCTGAGGAAGCCAATGCTGAACTGGAAGAATGGAAGCGCGAGAACATCATCATCAGGGTGGATATGGACGGGCTTGGATCGTGTGCCATTACCGTGGGCGAACCCCTGACCAGACAGGATGCAATCATCGCCGCTGGTGACCTACTCATCAAATGCACAAAGGAAATGCTTGGGACAGAGGAAACCATCCTCCGATACCGAGAGGCGTTGCTCCGGGTGGCTGAATACGCCCATGAAGAAAACATCACAAACCGTATCCACGACATCCGGGCTGTGGTTGAAACAGCACTGCAAGGAACTGGCGGCGAGGAACGACATGAACCAGAACAATGAAGGCGGCAGTGTCCAGGCCGGGCGCGTGGTCAGGCCGGGGACCGTGCGAGAGACAACATTCGAGATCCTGGCGCAAGGGGATGTGCACATGGCGCACCGCCAGGGCTACATGGTGACCGGCAACGACGATGCGGTGTGCTTCTACATTGACGCACGTGAACGGGCATACATCAGCGCAAGCACACAAAGCGACATGGGTTGCCCAGTTATTTACCTGTCGCGTGACGACCGCGACAGGGACACAGAACTCGAATTCAGCGAGTTCAAGGGCTGGCGCTTTCACGCTGGCGGCGCGGGCAAGACAATCGCGGTGGCGCTGGTGCGCCGTGCTGACGCCCAGCTCGATGAGTCGAATGACGGGTTGGGCGATGGGCTGAAACTCTACGCATGGCAGCCGAGAGGGCACGGCGAACTTTCGTGGTTTGTCGTCGCCGCGACAGAGGCCGAGGCCAAGGATGCGGTTGGTCGAGAGATCGCACGCAGGCGGGCGCTTCCCTGGGACGACCTAGAGCACATCGGGGCTAGCGAGGTGGAAGGATGGGGTTCCGACTATTACACGCTGACGATTGCGGAACGGGGGCGACCTGTGGATAACGCCAACGAGTAGTGCCTAACGACCAGCTCACCGAGCGCAGGAGAAACGAGATGGGAAAACTGAAAGCATTTCTCAAATGGGGCGGCCTGGCAGGCGGAGGCGCATTTGTGCTCTACGTCGTCGTCGGCGGGTTGGTTGGCTCGATCTGCGGCTGGCCGTTCGCCGAATTCGCGTTGCCCGGCGCGATTGGTTGCGGGATCGGGACGGGGTTGGCTACTGGGGCAGCATTCGCTTGGGACTCCTAACGACCCAGCCAACCGGAGGAACCCATGATTGCCGCGTTATTTGTTGAGAAGAACGGGTGATACTTCGGCCTGCCAGCAGTGGCCCCGTGGGATGCCGAGCGAGACGCTAGGCTCTACGCCGGACCTTACCCGGTTGTGGCACACCCGCCCTGCGAACGCTGGGGGCGGTTTTCGGAAGGCAGCCCGATGCTGAAAAACAAGACCACCGGGGACGACGACGGGTGATTCGCTTCCGCCTTGGCCTCTCTTCGAGCCTTTGGTGGTGTCCTGGAACACCCGGCCCACTCGAAAGCCTGGGCAGCATTTGGAATCCCGAAGCCCCCCAAGGCGGGTTGGTTGCAGTTCGGGGAGAATGAGTGGACCTGTGAGGTAGAGCAGGGGCACTACGGCCACGTCGCGCGCAAGAAGACTTGGCTGATTGTTGTGGGACCGCAACCGCCAGAGTTGATCTGGGGGCCAGCCGAGCAGCGTCTCCCAGTCAAACGGCTGGCGGAGAGAGGCTATGAATCAGCTAGGCGCTGCGGTGCTGTGGCGTATCAAAGCCAGAAGCAACGGCAGAGGACTCCGCACCCATTCCGAGATCTCCTACTTGCAATTGCTGGCCAACAGAAGGAGCAACAATGAAGGCCAGATGTTGCCCACGGTGCCTGACCATCACCGGGGACCAGGAAGACGGTGCCATCCATACCTGTTCTCCGACTGATGCGTGGCGGGAGATGGGAACCAGGATCGCGGGACTGGAGGCAGAGATCGCAGAACTGGAGGCCAAAATCGCCGCAATCCTCAGCACACGGGCTTAACTGACTTCCCCCAGGGCCTCGATCAACCCTTTGGGAGGGCACCGCCACGATCAGATCAGCCTTGACCCCGGCCACGATGAGTGCTGTGTTCGTTGGAGTATCCGATCTCGGAGTCAATTAGTACCCTCTAATCGCATTATTGTCTGCATCGTATAGCAATGTCATAGTATTACCATTAGTTACTGTCGCGCTATTTACTGCACCGGAATAGGAGAAGTTCAAGGATTGCCCAGTCGAGTTGCGGACAGTTACCCCACGCGCGATAAACGCAAGTGGAAGTGTTATGTTTCGTGTGGCCGTGAGCGACCCGGTAAATGAGTAGAATTTAACGTAGTTAGTGTTCAGCGTATAGTCTTGGTTCGCGTCAGTTATCGCCACGGAGGAGTAGTTGGTATAGGGTCCGCCAGTTGTGTAGCAGTCATAAATGATATTTCCTACACTCCCAGTTTCTTGGAGCCCCATATTGGAACTACCTGTTCCATCGGTAATGAACACGCAATTTGCAACCGTGTTGTTTGTTGCAGATGTTTGGAAGCGGACAAAACTATATACTGTCTCGGCTCCGGTTGCGTCAATCATGAGGTCGGATATTTTATTATTGTTAGAATACCTAACATAAAGGGGTATGGGGCTGGTGGTAATGATCTTGTTCCCGGTGAATGTGCAGTAGTCATGCGCTTCGATAACTACATTACCGGACCCGAGGCGGAAGACATTGTCCGATATGGAAACATATTTTCCTATAGATCCAGTTCGATCTGGTGGGCCACTAAACCCGATCACACTCGTTCCAGATGCATCAATTTCATTACCAGAGATGACTCCGTAGGACCAAGCAATATTTTCGATGCAAGACTGGGCTGTTGTGAGGTATTTTGCCTTGTTATTCGTTACTGAGAACCTTGAACCATAACCATCAAGAGTCACAAAAAAACCATAGTTATATGTTGATCCCCCGATGCATCCGGTGTTATAGGCGTAATTACCATCAATAACAACGTCAGTAAATGCTCCATTGGGGGCGGGGTCAGAAGAACCACGGTTCATAAGTGAGATGCATATGGAACCGCAACTAATGAAGTCATTGTTTATGATTCGGAGGTTATGGGCCGTGTGTGCCAAATCAGTGGAGTTGATGCGGGGGTAGATGGCGATAGCAGCAGCTGAAATGTTGGGGCAAGTGAAGGTGCAGTTCTGGATTGTAAGATTATTTACGTTGTTTTGATACACTTGGAACAGGGCCCAATAAGGGGAGGATGTATCGGTAGCTGTAGATTCAAAAGTTATTCCATCAATAGTTACATTATTGACATCGGAAGGTTGCCATATAAGGGTTGCAAGGATGTCTGAAAAACTAGATGTGATTTTGGTCTTGCCCTTCACCCCTAGAAAAGTGCAATTTGTGAGAGAACCCGTGAGTTTAGCGGTAATCCGGTAAACGCCCCCTAGAAAACACGTTTTCCCTTGTGATGCATTGGTTAGGGCCTGCAAAGCAACTGTATCGTCAGTGACACCGTCTCCCACGGCTCCGAAAGACTCAGGAGTTATCGGATGGTTGTCCTCCCGAGACTGCAATGTCTGCGCCACCGCCCCAGTGAACGGTGCCTTGTATCCCACCATCCCCGCGCCTTGGCCGGGGCCGGTGGCGGCGAGGTCTGTTTTCTTGACCGAAAGAACAAATCCAGCATTGAAGCTAGTGATCTGATCCACCGGCCAGCCCGTGACAGGAGTTCCAATGGAGTCCGTCAGATCAATCTTGTAGGTCAGTGTGTCACCAAGCAAAAAGTAGGTGGCCCCATTCGCGTCTAGCGTCAGCGGGTTTGCCAGTGGGGTGGTTCCGTCCGCAGCGTATGCAGCTTGGGGTGTCAGTGTCCCGGCCTGGTAGAAATACACCTTGCCACCGGGCAGAGATGCCCCGGCTACAAGCGGCTGGAATCGGATCATGGGCGGAAGCGAGGCGGTCATGGGGTCTCCGGCTTAGTTCTGTGCGATGGTTGAGTCTTGTTCGCCTGCGGCCTTGGGTATGGTTTGGAGTGGCATGATGTTCTTGGGGGCAGACGCAGGTCCAAGGACACGGGGGAGATCCTCCTGGATTAGGTTTTCCATCGCTGAGCTTCCAACCGGAGTATCAGCTGCCGCAAGCAGAAGCCGCTTGCCAAGGTTGGAACTGAATAGTTTGGTCAGTGCCCGCGCTGAGGCTACGGATAGCGCAGGAGCCACCAAGCCCGCAGGATGGCCCAACATGGCCCCCCCAACGGCTCCAACACCCTCCCCTGCCATGAGCGTCTGAACCAGCCTCTGCCCGTTTGTGGGGTTCTCTCCCACCTGTCCAGCCCGTTGAATATGGCGCATCAGGTTCGTGAATCCGTCCAACTCGAACTTGTCCTGGCCCTTGAAGAATACGCCAGAGGCATCCTTCACTTTCTCAAGGCTCTGAGCGAACTTAGCGGGGCTGAAGGGTTGTGCGCCGTCCGTGGCATTCGTGAAGGCATCCTGGACCATCTGAGATCGCACGGCGGCCTGGCCATCGGAGTCCAGGGCGTTGTAGAACTTCTGCGCTCGGTCACCCTTTCCGGCCTGAATGAATGTTTTGTAAATCTGATCTGGCTCGGATGACTTCACAGCCGAAGCAAGCGCCTTGTCTTTGAATGGGATTACCTCATTTTTGTAGATCGAATCCGCCCGCTTTGCGGCTGAGGCGAGGTCAGGCCCATTAGCTGCCGTGAAGGCGTTCAGATCACCTTCGATGGCATCCTTGATACCTTGAAGCACCTGAACACCTTTGGAACCCGTAGCCGCATTCGTGCCCTTGTAGTAGTCGGAGATCATGGAGCCTAGATCGGAGCGGAGGCCACGGACGCCGTTGTAGGACAGGTCAACTCTTGGCGTATCGTCAACCTGCACCGGGATAGATCCACCCGGCCTATTGGTGCTAATTCGGAAATCCATACGACCGTCCGGGAATTCATCATCCAAGACCAATTTGCTCGGGTTCACCTTCACCGGCACCACCGTCCCATCCCCGTAACCCGTTCCCG